GGTCCTCGTCTGGCTCGGGTTCGACTCCCAAGTTGCCGGGGCTACGGCTACGCGAAAGCTATGGTCCGGCGTTCGGCCGTTCGAATCGGCCCCGAGACAGCCAAATGAGTTCTTCGCCGAGCCCGACGGGGTTTCGACTGAGAAGACGGGGCGCCGGGAACTTGGGTGAGGGACCGGCGCCCCGTTTCAATACCGATTGGAGCCAAGCATGCCGCTCAAGAAATCCTCCAGTAAGAAAGCCATCGCCGAGAATATCAAGGCGGAGAAAGCGGCCGGAAAACCGACGAAGCAAGCGGTCGCGATCGCGCTGGAGACGCAGCGCCGGGCCAAGAGGAAGGGTAAATAGCGTGAGCGAGGAGACGCTGTTCACCGCCGCGCGCCGCCTGATCCGGAACCTCAACGTGGATTTCGCCTCCGGGCTGATTTCGCAGGAGACCGAGGCCGCCGCGCATACGCTTCAGATCATGATCGAGAAATACTCGCAAAACGAGGCCAAGGCGAAAGAGCAGGCCGTTGCCGAGGGTCTATAAGCGCAAGGCCGACGCCAAGCGCGAGCGGGTCACGGTTCCGATCTCGACCGCGCTGATGTCGCGGCTGCTGGCTTATTCGGAAAAAATCGGCGTAGCGAAGACGACGGCGGCGCGGTTGCTGATCGAGGCCGGACTGAAACGGGGCGGAGCAGCGAAATGACGATCATCTGCATCAAGGACGGCATTATCGCCGCCGATGGTTCCGTGATCTGCGGGCACACTATCGACGCGGCCAATGTTAAAAAGATCATGCGGTCGCCGGGCGGCGCCTTGGGCGCTTGCGCGGGGCCGACTTCAGTGTGCGCGAGGGTGCGCCATCTTTTTTTGAATATGCCGGAGTCGGCGCGGGCCGTTGGCAACATCATGATCGAGAATTTGAGACCGCTTCTTGGTGATGATGCATTTCAAGCAATCTGGATTGAGCCGACTGGTGAAATTCGGAGGATGCGCGAGAACGGGGTTGTCTCCAGCTGCGGCGAGACGATGGCCGCGGTCGGCTCGGCAGAGGACTTTGCGCTCGGAGCTATGCGCGCCGGCGCCTCGGCCGAGCAGGCGGTGCGACTTTGCATTGAGCACACGATCTACGCCGCGGGTGAAGTTCAAGTCGAGCGCCTAGCGCCGCGGGAACCTGTCGAGTTGGTCGACCACACGGCTGGTGACGGCGATGGCGAGGCTTGGGTCAGCGCTGATTGGTCTATGCCTGCGGACGATCAGTGGAAAGAGAAGCAGGGTCTTAGATGACTGCCAATCTCTACAGCATCCTCGGCGTCGACAAAGCCGCCGATCAAGCCGCGATTCGAAAAGCCTATCGGTCGCGGTCCAAGCGCGCGCATCCCGACGGCGGCGGGTCGATCGAGAGCTTCGAGCTTGTCAAGCTGGCGCACGACTGTCTCTCGGATGCTGAGCGCCGGCGTCGGTATGACGAAACCGGGCAGGTTGATCCGACTAGCGCCGACAACGAAGTCGCGCAGATCATGAATATCGCGATCGGAGCGGTGAACAACGTCATGGCGACAATTCACCAGCAAGGCCTGTCGTGGGAGAAGTTCGACATCCTCGGCGACGCCACTAGAAGCCTGGCCGACCAGATCGGTCAGGTGGATGGCAAGATTCACGAGGCCGAACGCAACGCCAAGAAGTTGCGCGGCGTGGCCGCGATGTTCAAGGCGAAAAAAGGTAAGGTGAACAGGCTTGGCCCAATGATCGAGGCTCAAGCCGCCGAGCAGGAGCGCAACGTCGCGAGGATGCAGCGCGATAGGGAGAAGCTCGACGCTGCGCGATTGTTGCTGAAGGAACATGATTTCGAGTTTGAAGCGCAGCCAAGCTATCTTAGATCGGGAACGTCGTTCTGATGGCGCTTAAATCCTCTCGGTGGCTCAACGCGTTTGAGACGTTTGTCAAAGACATCCGTATCTCGTCCAAGGAAGAGATTGCGCTTGACGATCGAGGTTCTGAGTTTGTGCTGTGGGATAGCCAGAAGAGGTTTTTGAAAGAAGTCGGAGAGGGGTTAGATAGAGGCGTTCACAAATTTAACTGTTTGAAAAGTAGACAAGTCGGAATCACTACTCTTGGCATTGCGTTGGTGGATGTTTTCTGGCCAGCGATGCACCCCGGCATCATCGGCTGTCTCGTAACCGATGACGAGAAGAAGCGAGAATCTAATAGATCTCTTATTGTTAAATATGTCGAGTCATTTCCTGATGGGTATTTTGGTGATAAATTTCGTATTGTTGGTAACAATCGGTCATCACTAAAGTTTAGCAACGGTTCCAGAATAGATTTGCTTGTCGCCGGGACTAAAAAGAAATCTATAGGGTGGGCTGAAGGTGTAGGATACGCATTCGGCCATTTGACAGAGGTTTCAAATTATGGCGATGTCGAGGGGTTGAAGTCGCTTGAAGAAGGTTTTGCGCAGCAAAATCCGCATCGTCTTTTTGTATATGAATCAACGGCGAAGGGGTACAACCATTGGCATGAGAGGTATGTTGCGGGTAAACGAAACTATCTGACGGAATGCTCGTTTTTTCTGGGTTGGTGGACAAACCCAACAAATTCGATCCAGCGAAGCGATCCGCTGTTTTCGGTTTATGGCAAGTTGCCGCCGGTGCAGGAAGAGAAGGAACTTATTTCAGAGGTTGCGCGGATCTACGGGCACAAAATTACGATGGAGCAATTGGCGTGGTTCCGGTTTAAGGAGCAGGACGCCGGCGCCGAGCGTGATTTGCTCGACCAAAACCAGCCGTGGACAGAGCAACAGGCTTTTGTCCAGACCGGATATAGCTTTTTCCAGACGCGGCAGATCAATAAGGACATACAGAAGATTAAAGACGCAGGCGTCACATATAAAGCATATGAGTATGACGTAGGGTCGGATTTCTACAATTTCTCCATGCGGGAGTTGAAGCCTGGAGAGGATTCGCCCGATCAAATTGAGTTGAAGGTTTGGGAAGAGCCGAAGGAGAACGGGCGATACGTCATAGGTTGTGATGGGGCTTACGGTCGAAACGATCACAAAGACGGCAACGCGATTGTCGTGTTTAGATGCTTCGCCGACAGGATGGTTCAAGTAGCTGAATACGTAACCAATCATCACGACCCCAAGCATGTGGCCTGGATTTTGTTTCATCTTTGCGCTGCGTATCGAGACTGCATGGTTAATGTGGAAGTCGGCGGCCCCTGTAAGATCATGATGCTGGAGTTTGACCATTTACGGCAGCTGCTCGCGTCGGAGTGGAAAGCAAACCAGACGAAGGCTAAGGGGTGGGAGGACGCGGCCGCTAACGCGCGTTGGTATCTCTATCACCGGCCAGACAGCACCGGCGCGGGGTATATGTATAATTTTGAGACAAATTATCGCACTAAAGGCCCGTTGATGCACGGTATGCGCAGCTCGTATTTGTGCGGTGAGATCGAGGCCAAGTCGATAAAACTGCTTAACGAAATGTCGATCGTCATTTATAATGACGGCGAGATTGCGGCGCCTGAATCCCGAGACCCAGATAAGAAGGACGATCGGGTTTTTGCCACCGCGTTTGCGCATTTGGCTTGGGTCGATTGGATTCGCAAGAGTATGATCGCCGAGGGCTTGTCCTATGAGCGGGTAATGGAGCTGGAGAGCGGCGAGAAGAGCCCCGTTGGCCGACAAATTGACAACATTGTTTACGGTTTCCTAAAACGCAAGCAGGACGAGGCTGACGAGGCCGAAGACCGGCCGCATCAATCGTGGCTATCAGATCAAGGATTGCAATAATGGCGCGCGCACCCGAGAAAGCATCCGCCGGGCTTTTTGGCGATGACACGCCCAAAGCTGACGCGGCCGAACGGGCCGAGTGGGTCGACCTGCCAGAACCGCCGAAGGTCGGCGAGCAAGTTCTTTACCCCTATGACGGGCAGGCGGTGACGCTGCTTTCGTCAGGGCGCGACAAGGAAGCCGCCGCTGTTTGGCGCTCGACGCGCGCCATCAAAGATGGGCGGTGGGATAGCGTGCATTTCTGGGCGCTTCGCAATTCAGGTGGCCAGCGGGTTCCGTTCGAGCCAGTCGCATACAAGAAATTTGAAGAGCCGGTGTTCATGCCGAAGAACGCGGAGGCGAAGTGATGGCGAGAATGCTTGGGAGCTACCGCGGTGCGCGGCGCATGGCCTGGAAAGGGATCAACGATATGCGGCCTGTTGGCGCCAAGCGGGTTTCTTGGCCGAACGTCAACCAGTTATTCGCGCGGGCGTTTCAAGCGCAGCGCTTTCGTAGGTGGAAAAATGACAACAAAATATGAGGGCTACGAAGTGCTGCCCGACGATCCCGCCGAGTATCATCCGCCGACGAAATATCGGATCACATACTCCTGCTCCAAATGCGGGAAGGAGTTCACCAAGACGCACACCGACATCCCGAAGAAGGAGCCGCGCTGTCCGAATAAAGCTTGTTCCGAGCAGGCTGAACTCGCCGATCTGCGCAAGCAGGTCGCCAATCTGACGGCGATGCTGGAATCGGGGGAGGCCCCCGCGCAGATCGGGCACCGGCCGCGCACCAAGGCGGTCGACATGACGGCGAAAGTCGTCATGGAGGACTACGGTTTGACGGATTTGAAGGACAACATCCGTCACGGCGAGACGATGGCTCCGAAGCTTCCGCCCGTGCAGCAGGCGGCAGGCGGATAGCTATTTCGGGGGCGGCAGTATGCGCACGATGAACCTCGCGCCGGGAACGCCGTCGGTTGATGTCTCGTCCAAGCAGCTCAATTTGCTCGGTCGGCGCGCGCTTGCCGGCGCGTTCAGGAACATGGCCGTCACGCCCGGCGCGGTCGCTCCACGCGGCTCGCGCGCTGGCGAGCCGGCTTTGCACATGGTTCGAACGGAGCCGACGGGGAGGCGAGAACGCTAGGGTTATTTTTTGTGGCCTGAGTGCTGTTGAGCGTGCATCAGCAGCTTCATTTCTTCCGCGCGTTTCTGCGCTTCGGCGCGCGCAATCTCGCGGCGGGTGATTCCGGCGATCAGTTCGTCCGGATCGGTCACGTCGACGCGATCGATCAAGTCCGACGGTGACAGCGCGCCGACTTTCAGCAAATCGAAGGCTAGCTGTTTGGCTTCGGCGGCGAAAGCCGGCGAAGACGAATGCGAATCGACGGTCAAGCGTAGATCGTCGGGCAGATCGGCGAAGGAAAAATAGACGGGCAATTGCCCTGGCGCCGGCGGTTGGATCAGAATTTCGTCCGTGGCGGCGTCATCCGCCGCTTCTACGCCCGCCGCGCCTTTCGGAACCCACGCGATCATTTTATCGGCGTCGTGCGCGCGGGAGATGTCGAGCGTCAGCGCGCCGAAATGCTCGACATCGCGCTCGACGAGCAGCGCGCGATCTTTGAACCGCGGCGAGAACATTCGGACGAGCGTCTCGGCGTGCTCCGCCGATCGCACGCCGCTGTCGCCTTGCCCTTTGGCGATTGGCGGCAAGCCCATGAGATCGTCGAACATGCGCTCGTATTCGTGCAGGAAAGCCGCCAAGTCCGCAGGAATCTGGATGTTGTCGCGTTCGGCTTTGGCGTTCATATTGGAATCGGACCAATAGCCGCCGGCGCGGTTGAATTTTGACATCACTTGCTGGTTGACGCCGGTGACGCCGGTGAATTTCATCGCCGGGTCTTCCTGCTTGCGCAGGAGCTTGTTGATCCCGACTAAGCGCGCGTTGATCGCCTCTTGCAGCAGCACCAGCCGCGTCACTTCGCTCATGCCCCAGAAGTAGCCCGGCACCGGGTTGGGGCAGAACGTGTTGAACGGGTGACAGCCCTTTAGCGCCGGCGAGGAAATGTTGGTGCGCGGGTCGTGCGCGAAGGCATTGTTGATGGCATAGCGGCCGTAGATCAGCATGTCGTCGCCGACAAGCTGGAAAGTCGCCCAATCCTCGCGTTTATCGTCCCAAACGTAAATTTCGAACAGTTCGAGCATCGCCGCGCGCACGTTCGGGTCGACGGTTGGCTTCGGCTGCGACATCCAATCGACGACGCCGCGCAAATTCGAGTTTTGGTTCTGCGTCCCCGCCGCCGAGAACGGCCGGATGCCGCCGACGACGATGTTCATCGCCGAGCCGCCGGTGTCGCTGAGCCCGCCGGTCGTCTCGCGGACGTAGCTGCGGCTTTTTCGCATCAGCTCGTGCTGGTCGGGCCGCCCGGCCACCAAGCGGTCAAACTGGTGCTTGGTGATCAGCATGGAGTGGCAAAAAGCTTCCATGTCGCGGTCGAGTTTGTTGTGATTTTCGCGCCAGACGCCGAAATCTTCCGGCTCGACCAGGTGCACGGACAGTTTGTCTTTCCACAGTTGCTTGGTGACGCCGAGCCCCTTCACCAAGCCGCTTCGAACAGCCATCGGGATGGTTGAATCCGCGTCGGATTGGCGCAAGCGCTGGCGGATTTTAGCCGCGGCGGCGCGGCCCTTGGCTTCGTTCAAGATATTCGGCACGTCCGGGTCGCCGATGTGAAAACGCAGCGAGATCGGGCTGAAAAGCAGCGATTCAAGGTCGTCGAGCGAGGCATAGGTCTTATTATACATCGCCGGCACGCTTGGGTCCGACGATCCGAGGGTCGCGAAATTGTTAAAAAACGTGCCGCGGTTGGTGCGATCGACGCGCGAAGACATGCACTGATCCCGGATGTCCCGAGCGAAGCTTTCCAAGTCTTTTGAAGGAATTCGCATGTCATCCGATCCTATCGTATTGATTACGCGCGGCTTTCGGCGAGCCTACATTGACAACTTGGCTTGGTCCAGTGTAAGTTGAACGTGCTAGATGCCGGATGAAGCTAGTTTCCCCGGTGTTGTCCACCAACGAAGGAGACTCTCTCATGATCACGACTTTCGAGCGTCGTCATAAGGGCCGTAAGGGCCGCAAGTAACCGACTTCTAAGTTAACGGGGGTTTCGCGACCCCCGTTTGCTCTAATATAGGAATATTTTCCTTGCCGCTACCGATGCCAATGCCCGGAATGGGCGCACCTCCAGGCGCGGCTCCGCCGATGCCGATGGGTGGCGGCACGGGAGCAGCGGCGCATCCGGGTCCGCATCTCGGAACGCAGCAGCAAGGATTGACCGGCGTGAAGGTGGGTCTTGAGTCGCTTCAAAAAGCGCTTCCCCAGCTTCCGATGGGTTCAGAACTTCATACGGCGGTGCTGAAGGCGATCGAGCAGATCAGCAGCAAGCTGGAAAAAGCCGGCGCCGCAAACGATCCGAGCGCGGTGCTTCAGCAGTTGGTCGAGATGGCCCGCGCCGCCAAGGTTAACCCGAATGCTCAAGCCGCGATGCCGCAAGGTGCGGCGCCCCCAGGCGGACCACCGCCGATGATGCCGCCCATGATGCCGGGCGGCGAGTAG